CCCCCCTATTCACTACTTCACCGCGACCTTCGGATTCTTGATAGGTGTGATCAAGACGTTACGAACGTGCTGATACCTGATTCCTAACATCTTCGCGACGACTTTCCTCTCGTGGCCAAGCGCAGTAAGTTTCCTTATCGCGTTTGACTTCGTCACACATTCCTTCAAGAAACCTTCCTTGTCGAAAGGTTGTACTTCTTTCACTTCTTGGACGTTCGTACGTACTTCTTGGATCTTGCTCACTGTCATCTCCTTGTCATCATTATGTCATGAACGATATTGTTCATAACCTATGAACACTTCATCATGTTCATAACTATATTATACCCCCCTTTCATTGGGATTCCCAATCAATCGTTCCTATACCCCCATAAATTATGCGACGGAACGATAATAGGAACTATTCCCCCCGCTCAGGACCTCATAAATCGGGAGGATTTTCTGCTAACTTGTGGCCATATTGTCTAGACCACAAAAAAATTTGGAAAAAGACCTAAAAATTAGGGGTACGGACCTAAAAATTCCTGTTGAGGGTACATAGGTAGCTATTCTATAATAAGGTATGACGATGGACGCATCTGCAGCTAACACTACCCTGACCGCTCTTCCTAGGTCCGCTGGAATTTTGTCCTACAGAGCGGATCTTGTACGTAAGGCCATGCAGAGAGTCCCCCACACCACTGAAGGTCTCCCTGTCAGCTATTACAGAGTTGATCTCCTCCCCGTAGAGAAACCGAGCGACGTAGAAGAAGAGGTCTCCCATCTCAAGACTGCCGCTGCGGAGCTGTCGTACGAACATGGGTATCCGACCTTCCCAGATGGGAGACCTTTCTGGTATAAACTAGACTTCGAGCCAGGTTTCGCGTATGGAGCGTTCCAAATCTACCTCGACTCTTTGGATATTGGTCCAAGAGAACTAGGTCAAATGTCCAAGAACGAGGAGCTCCTAGCACTAGCGACTCAGATCTATGGGCTACGTCCAGGAGAAAGCAAGTTCTCTCAAGAACGGATGGCTGGTCTCCTGTATGAGTACTACAACTTGTACTACTGGAGACAGAGAGCAAGAGCTCACGATCTCTTCAGGGAGGCGGCATCCCGTCATATCCGACTCAGAAGGCAGCTGAGCTTGGAGGAGAGCCACTATGAGATGGCTACGAGCTTACTGGCCCAACTAAGAGAGAAGGTGTTGGGAACGCCAGACTTCTTTGATAACATGGCGCCAAAGACTGCAGCCGACCTCCTAACGAAGCTTGTCTCGATCCAACGTGTCTCTGTAGGTCTACCTGCGGGTGGTCCTCTATCACACAAAGAGGCTCCCGAAGACACTACCTTTGAGATGATCCTCCGGACTCTTAAGTCCAGATCCGAGATGTCGGGAGCAGCAAATGGATCTACCTATGACCAGTCAGGGAACCCAATAGGTGGCAAGGGGCTAGTTGACAAGATCCTAGGGGACAAGGAAGCAGCTGGAATGATGCAGGAAATGATCATTCGGGTGAGTAGAGCCACCAACAGGATCCCTCATGACGACCCTACTAACAGAGGGCGAACGTTTCAAACTCGGGACCGCAAAGATCAGGTTCTATCAGGAGAAGACCTACAAACAGGCCTAGATATGGAAGGCTCACCAGGAGTCGATCTTGATAGAGACAGCTGATCTAAGCAGTAGCGCTGACGTCTTGGAGGAGACTCTGGGCCAAATCCAACCCGAGCAGCTAGAGGCTGATCCTACACTCTTACGTATGGATGTGGAGGGGATGCTAGATCCTCGATCCGCAGAATTCCAAGAAGCAGTCAGGATGACGCCTGCAACACTCGCTTTCCACAGGACGAAGGGTAAATGGTCCCCAGCAGAGCACCTACTGTTCGTTAGTAGCATCCTAGCAGCGGAGATCTCCAGAGGAGACGCACGAATTATTGTGGAAATACCCCCCAGACACGGTAAGTCAGAAGAGATCAGCGTCCATACCCCCATCTGGTTTCTGGAAAAGTTCCCTTGGGCTAGTGTGATCTTGTCAACCTACGCAGAGAGCCTGTCAACAGGCTTCGGAAGAAGGGTTCGAGACGCCTTTCTGATCAATGAGGAGGGCTTCCTCCGTACTCAAGTGCGTGACGACGTCGCTCAGACAGGTCTTTTCCTCACAACTGAAGGTGGAGGTATGACAAGTGTGGGGATTGGCGGTCCAATTACTGGTCGAGGAGCACATCTGCTCATAGTTGACGACTATATCAAGAACTGGATCGAGGCAAGTAGCGAAATAAGCCTCAATGCCATCTGGAATTGGTTCATTTCCACTGCGTATACGCGCTTAGAACCGGGAGGTTCCTGTGTGATTTTGGCCACGAGATGGGTAGTAAATGACCTAATTGGGCGCCTAAAAGAGCAGGATAAAGAGCGTATGTGGACGATAATCCGCATGCCAGCGCTCGCAGAACAAGGCGATGTCCTCAATAGGCAGATCGGAGAAGCTCTGTGGCCGCAGCGATATCCGAGGGAGAAACTGCTTAAAATCAAGCAGGTTATCGGCGATTTCATGTTTAATGGCCTGTATCAACAGGACCCAAAAGAGGCAAAAGACGTTAAAACTGACGTCGAACAGCTCAGAATCTGGGACGATATCCCTCAACCACAAAGGTGGAGATGGGTGAGAAGCTGGGATTTAGCCGCTTCGGAGCTTAGAGGCGACTGGACTGTAGGTTCCTTAGTAGGAACTGATGGTCGTGCAGGATCTCCACTAGCTACAACCTGTATAGCAGAACAAGTTCGAGAACAGTGGGGTCCAGGAAAGCTGGAACTCGAGATCCGCAAGGTAGCAGAGCGAGATGGGACAGGTATCCCGATAGTAATCGAGCAAGAACCAGGATCTTCAGGGAAGATAGCAGCTACCCACCTATCCGAAAACGTGCTGAAGGGCTTCAGTGTGACTGTCACGCCCAGCGGGGGCAACAATAAGTGGATTCGTGCGCAGCCGTATTTGGCTGCTGTCACTAACGGTCGCGTTGCGCTAATTCGTGCAGCATGGAATGAGCAGCACAAGAAGGAGCTAAGAAAGTTTCCGTCTACCCAAGAGAAGGATGACACAGTCGACTCTGCTGCGCAAGGATTCAATCACCTTCACCAGACAAAGATCCTCGTACCTACTTGGGGTAGATCTTCCGCTGAGTCGATAGGCAATACCATCAGAGGGACAGCTACAAAGAGGTTAGTAGGAGGTGTAGTCTTCGGACGGAGTGTCGACCCTCACAGAAACAGGAACGATTTCCCAGAAAGGTAGGAAGATCTAGATGGCCTCAAACCTAATCCAACGAATGATGCTCGCTTTCAGGGGAGGACTCCAGTTCTCCAACAAGAGAGACCTGTACAATGTGTTCGGATACCCCAAGATTCTGGATCCTCTCCAACTACTGGCCAAGTACCAACGACAGGATCTAACGTCAAGAGTAGTAGATATGCCACCAGAGGAGATGTGGGCCTCTCCTCCTGAGATGGTAGAGCCCACTAACGGAAAGAGTAAGTGGGATGGCTTCACTAAGAAGGCCAAACTATGGGAGAGGATCATCCAAGCCGACAAGCTACTGGCCTTTGGAGAGTTCTCGGTATTATGGCTTGGTCTGGCTGGGAAGCAAGATCAGCCAGCCCCACGAGTCACTAATGTGGACGACTTCTTATATGTACAGGCTTATGGGAGCCCCAACGTAGTAGTCACAGAGTATGAGAGCAATCCCCAGAATCCGAGATACGGACAGCCTATCATATACGAGGTGCAGGTAGGACCTCAAAGACAGACTACAACCCAACGAGTACACTACTCGAGGGTAGTTCATGTGGTAGACAGACCACTACAAGGACTGATGTTCAGCGAGCCAAGACTCGCTCAGATATACAACGTCTTGGACGATATACTCAAGACCGGAGGAGGATCAGCGGAAACCTACTGGCTAACAGCCAATCGTGGGATGCAGGTCGATGTCGATAAAGAGATGGATCTCGAACAGGCAGACGCAGATGCCCTCTCCGATGAGTTAGATGAGTTCCAGCACCAGCTACGACGCTATATAAGGACTCGTGGCGTGAAGATAACGACCCTAGGTAGCGACGTGGCTGATCCTCGGGGGGTGTTTGAGGTCCTGATTGCTATTCTGTCGGCAACAACCTCAATTCCGCAACGTATCTTGATGGGGGCAGAAGCAGGACAGCTCGCAAGTGAGCAGGATAGAGCCAACTGGGCCGAATACATCAACCGTCGCAGGACTGTTTTTGGTATTCCGTACGTTCTAAGACCTGTAATGGAACGTTTGGAAGAAGTAGGATACCTTCCTGGAGGTACCTCCTTAGCGGCTTCCTGGTTGTGGGAAGAGGCTTTCCATGTTTCTCCTCTTGAGAACAGTCAAATCGTGGCCGCAAATGCTCGAGCAGCAGTCAACCTATCACGTAGGAATCAGTTTGGTAACCCGATTATCACTGATGAAGAGGCAAGAAGGATGCTTGGCTTAAAAGACAAACCAGCAGCAGGAGAGACGTTACCAGAGGCTCCTCCAGCTAAAGGAGCCTTAGGCAAACCTATCTCGGGGGCTGGAGACTCAACTCAGCACCCAGCAACTAAGAATCCTCCCGCGATTACGCAGTAGCGTAGCGTAGTCTGCGCAGTTCAGCAACCAACCAACTATAGGAAGGAAAGGAGAAGTATATGCAGGTTCTCAAAGCGTTTCTCTTAGCGGTGGTACTCACCCTCTTCGCCGTGGGGGCACAAGCAGCAAACCCCTACGTAGGTGGTGGGGTCGGTCAAGGTCACGCGAGCGGCTTCGATACGTTCGACGACATGCACACCAGTGGGAAAGTGTATACCGGTATCTGTCCCCTCAATGTGGACAAGATCAAAGTGTGTGGGCAGGTCGACTATGACTACCTTGGCAAGTTCTCTGGACTCAAAACGGTACAGGGAAGTGCGTACTCCGCCAATGTGATCGGAGTTCTACCAATTATACCCAAACTCTCGGCGCTAGTAGGGATCGGATCGGCATGGTGGTCAACGGACTCTCACGAGGATGTAACCACTCTCCAGAGAGCAACTCTCAACCACTCCTCACCCTCACCCTCTCTCATCCCATCGACGGTTACGGTACACGGCCACTCGTACGGCAACGGCCTGACCTATCGTCTCGGCTTGCAACTCGATCTGAAGCCGGTAGCGTTCCGAATTGAAGGGCAGAGGTTCCAGAATATCGGTACGGATGTGACCGGTTCCGGAAACGTCGACGTCCTCACAGCAAGCGCTCTTCTCCAGTTCTAATAGTCGCGTAAACCTAGAG